AGATAAACGAAGTACCCCATTACCTTGATTATTAGCCGGGGTATCATCTGGAAGATCAGTTATCTTTACAAGCGTTTGCTCACCATTTATATTAATATAAAAAAAGCTAGAAACTATCTCACCAGGAGTTATAGGATTAACGAACTTTATGGAGGTGTCTCCCGTATATGTATTCTCTGTACTTAGAATAGGTACAACTCTTTTTTGTAATTTAATAGTAATGATTACACTGTTTATAGCTGTATTAGCATCTAAAATTAATGATATTAATTTAGAGTTATTATATGTCTTATTAAACTTTTGTAATTCAGTACTAAAGTAATTAGCAACAGTACTCTCTACAAGAGTTTTAATAGATCCAGATGTTAATGTTGTTAGAGCTGAATAATATTTAACGTCCGCTGTAATATTTACATAAAAATATTCTGGGTCTACAAATATAGGAGTAATTGCTAATACTTGTTTACTTTTTAATATATCGCTTTTAATATTATTCTTTATGGAGTCAGATATGGTAAAGCCGGAAAACGGCTTTAAAGATATCATTACCCTACCAAAATACGGGGGTACATTTTCTTCTCCGCCCCATACAGATACTGCCTCTGCACCGGAATAATTAGATAATATAAGGCTTTCATAATCAATCGATGTTACGGCGCGATTTCTAGACGCATTAACTTTAGGAGCATTAAATTTAATAGACGTAATAGTCTCGGCATCTGCGCCACCAGTTGAATTGCTATTTGTAGAAACGGTTACTGCGCTTGAACCACCGATACTAGTTATAGCTGAAAAAGATTGGGTAGAGGTACTAGATACATTAGTAATAGCCCCTGAAGAAACAATATAGTTAATATTAATTAAATTACCAACTGATAGCTGTTTACCTATTACCCCGTCACCAAAATAAATCTGGTACTTACCATTGCTATTTTCCTCTAAGAAAAATACCTTAGATGTATCATCTACACCAGTAATATCAGTAGCTAGGGTATATACGCTTGCAGTTGTATCAGATGCTGAGGTTTGAACAGTTACTTGCAATGTAGTTGTATCTACATTGATACTGGGTATTTCATACTTAGCATCCGGTGAATTATCTGAAACAGCATACGTATATCCAAGTAATGTACCCTCTACAATATCGACATCATTGAATGTATATGTAGAACCGCTTCTTGCAGCAGTCATCGCTTGATTAGTAGAGAACGTATACGCTGTTCCCCCAATTGTAGATGTAAACTGTGTATACCTATCCATTGTTAATGTATTAGGTAGACCGGTAGGGTTAGTTACTACAACCCCGATGTTAGCAGTAGAGCCTCTAACTGATGCAGGTGTATATCCTAAATGTTTAGCTATAGAAACCGCAGAGGTTCTCTTAACGGCTGAGTCTAAGAACATTTCATTCATTAGCATATTAGCTAAGAATGCATTATAATGAGTGTTATATGCTAAGACGTCCAGCAATACGGAAAGACCAGACCCCTCAAAATCATAATCGGTAAATTCATCTTGGGCTTGTAAAAAAGTTTTAAGATTAGTTTTGATCTGATCAAAATCTAACTCAGTTATTCTGAGATTGGACATTATCTTACTCGTGTAATAAAGGTGGTTAAGGTAATAGGTCTTTCGGAATTATTAATACGAAATATAATATCCAAGTCTATTTGATTATCGTCTGATTTATCGCGAATATTTACCTCTAAGACTGTTGCCCTTGGCTCAAATTTATTAATAACATCAAAAATAGTCTTCTTCATTACCTGTACAGTTACAGGTGTAAAGTTTTCAAATAATAAACTATAGATTTGACAGCCAATTTCTGGGTGAAATGGGCGCTCATAGTTTCTCGTAGAAATTAAATTCCTTAAGGAAGCTTTTACCGCTTCTTCATCACTCTTTTTAGTAACATCACCTGTGACAGGATGCCGAGTAAATAGAAGATTAAAGTCTGAATAGGTTCTGGTATTTCGGGTCATATTTATATTTATAGCTATAATTTTGATTAAGCCGCGAAAACCGAAGGAGAGCCTTGAGTAATTGTATTATTACCATAAGCATCCCCTATTCGGCCTACCCCTTTACCACCTATAAAAACCTTAGAAGAGTATGAACTTAAGGTAGAATCATCGATAGAGCATCCAGATTTGTTGTGCGGTGTTACTTGATTACCTTGAACTACTATTAATTTATTATTTGCATATACGCTATTAGAGTTGACTTCCCCAACGCTTGTTTCTAACGGCATCCGACACTTGTACCCAGATCCATCTGGTGATAGTACCGAATCTCCCTGTCTAGATATAGCTGGCATTAGATCCCCTCATCTACAAGACTTAATATTGTACTGACTGTTGGGGTATAGTTCCATACTATCCATTGAAACATTTCTCCAGAGATACTGGACGTAGGGGTAGGGCTCGCAAAATCTGTTCTACCAACTGCATCAAATAAATATTCGTTTTTTATTGTAACCGGATTAGGCATATTATACTCTATTAAAGCTAAAAAATCTTCATCCGTCGTTGGTAGTAAAATTGCTTGTGACATATCTTTTAAAACAAAGTTGTAATATTCATCTGTAAAAGCATTTACATACGTACCGGCAATTCTAATTAAGTTATTACTTATATATGTTGCAGTAAGACCGTGATTACTAAAATTAAAGTAAGATGTTACATTTTGAGCAGGTAAGACTCCTTCCACTATATCTAAAGCACCAATATACTCAATATTAAACTCTAGATCTATGGATATAGTAGCACCCTGGTATATGCTTGGAAGATATGTAGCTGCAGCAAGTACTCCAAAGCCTTCTTCTGTAAGTATTGCTATTGGGTCCGGGCTAACCGCGCTAAATCCAGTTATATTAGACTGGGTAACAACAATATTTCTTGATACAGTCGGCATTATCTTAGCTTAGCTATATTATCAGAGTATTTTTTATTATTAAAGAACGTCATTATCTGTTTACGATTATTAGTAGTATTGTAAGAAATATGAATCCAAGGGTTATTAGTATAGCTACAGTACTCTAAAATAAATTGATCATAGTTAAGCAGTGCGGCTAAAGAGACAGCATAGTCATAATATTCTTCAGTTGTTGCCCCTTGAAATTGAATGTCTACAGCTTGACCTAACGGGTGTAATGAATTAGGAGAAGAGTTTTCTTTTAACCTATAAGCAGATGCTACCGTCATTTGCGGGTAAATATTATACGTAGGCTCTAATATGTTTAAAGCAATCGCTTGTAAATTATAAACTAGCTGACCGTATTTAATATCTGGGTTATCAGGTATTAGATCCCCTAGTACGGTTGTTTTATTAGTTAAGTTTTCTAATGTAAAGTTAGGAGATAAGTTATAGTTACCAGGTAAACTATTTCTTGTTAATAATGTATCCGAAGGTATTACTACAGCATTTTGAAGCGAACTTACAGATTCAGATATTACCTCAACAGGTGGTTTATCAAAAGCTGCAGCTGTTGTAAAGCCTGATGTTACTACCAGGTCTTTATGATTCTTATATTCTTTTTCTGTAAACTTATCTTCTTCAAATTTCAAAGCATAACTGTCAGCCATGGTTAACGCTACAGGGTCTTCAATAACTACCGGGACCGTATCTGTTCGTTCTGGTATAACTCCAATATTAGAAATGCCGGCAATTTTAGCTGGTTTACTTGGTTTTGAATCTACAGCGTTACCTGTATTAAAATAAACCGCCGAACCGTCAAGATTTACATCTCCGGCGGCTTTAAAATGAACAGCTCCTACAACTTGTGAAAATCTGGCACCGCCTAGCTTTTCATATAAATTAGTAGCTGTCTGGTGATAGGAGGTTGTAGTATTTTGGAATAGATCTACTGCCTGAACAAATACATTAGCATTTGAATGAAGATGCATACTATCGGTTGCGTGCAGGTTTAGTGATACATTAGAATTAACATTCATGCTATTATAAGCCTGTATGTTAATATTACCTGCAGTAATGTTTAATTCTTCATTGGCTGATAGATTCATCTTACCCCCAGCCATAGCAGTTACATCATTATGACAATGAAGAATAGTATTACCTTCAACTTCAATAGTAGCATCATTACCAACGAATATATTACAAGCCCCTGAGATAGAAACATCTGCTTGTCCAGCAATCGATATCTTACCGTTCTTATCTATAATCTCATAAGAAGAACCTACGGCTCTTTTGACTACAGAACCGTTTGCATCAATCTCAATAAAAGTACCTGATTTGTGGTATACATGGATACGCTCTGAACCTGGCGTATCATCCACTTCAATAATATGGCCACCTTCAGTTTCAGTAACCTTGTTGTAAGGGTACTCTGCCATATAAGGAGACTCTGGTTGCTCCCAAGAATTATTAAAGGGTAATCTTGCTGATACTCTAGTTAGATTTTTTTCCTGTACAACGGTACCGCGAACATCACCCTGAGCTAATTTATTAGTTTCGGACGTCCCAGCATACTCTTTAGTTGGGTAATTAGCATTTGGGTCTATAAAACCTGTATTAGTAGCTACTAACTTTTCTTTATTAGCTTCAGAATTAATATCAAAGCTTTGAGCTGCAGTTAGGGACTTACTAGCTGTACTAATATTAAATTGTTTATTAATTTCCTTCTGATAATCGGTTAGATTAGCATTTGTATAAACGTTAGCAGAATCAAAGGTTACCTTAGGGGTTACCCCTCTATTAAAAATAGCATTCGATACTCCGCCAAGCGCGGAGGTAATAGAGCTATTAATAGTAGGTGTTAAGACTTGAGTTAAGGTAGCCGCTAAAGCACCAAAATTAATTAAATTTTGAGAACTTGCAGGTAAGGCGGATCTTAAAGCCTGTTCAAGCTGAACTACTACCCCATTAGTAAGTTGAGAAGATAACTGAGTCTGTAAAATGTTACCTAGACCGCTTGTTAATCCCGTACTACCTAAATTACCTGTTACAATATTAAGAGGATTAGTAACTCCAATTGTATTCTGTGGTATAGTAGTTAATTGATTATTAGTCTGTAAGCTTACGTTACGGGTAATACCTACTGCGGATTGTTCAGCTACTCTAGAGACAATAGCTCTTAAAATCGGGCTAGAAATGCCTAAGTTTAAACCATTAACCTGTTCAAAGATTTTATTTTCTAAACTACCTTTAAATTGTTGCGAGATAAGATCTATCATTTACAGTACCCTAAACATAAGTCTTTTTGTCTCTTATATCGATTAATTAAGGAAGTGTGAAGCGCTGGTGAACTGCCATAGTAAATATTCATGTTATTAATTACATGATCATGGATTAAATTAATTATATCTTTATCTGTTAATATACTTATACCTTTTAAAGCTCTAAACATCATAGAAGCAGCTCTAGCAGCTCCCATAGCTACTGCAAAAGCAATTGCAGCTTCTTGTACTGCTGGTCCGTATTTAGTTAGGTCTATACCTTTACGTTGTAGGTTTGATATTACAGGTCGATAGTATTCACTTGCTTTAAAAGATCTTTGATCATCTGCAAATTCTTCTTTTTTAGTTCTTGCAAGTTCTTTCCATTTAGCATCAAAGGCAGGGGTATTAGGAGTTAAGCCAGTAAATTGATCTTTAAATTTAGATTTTTTAATATATGACCCCATAGTTGCTTCATATGTTGGCGATCTTTTTTTACCGCTTGGTAAAAGTTCAGGTAGGTTAGTAGTTATTTGAGGTAGACCATAAGAAGCTCCTCCAATATCTGCATTATTTACATAACTACCGCCCTTCGGTCCATTAATAACTCCTGGGTCTTTTGTATTACCTGCCTCTAAAGTCTCGGATATAATACCAAGATGATAACCTTCAATATTAGGGGTACCTTGAAAGGTATTATTACCTGCATCATCCTTAATAGGTTCCCCATTCTTATCTTTTATTACTCCATCGCTTGGGTTAGTGGTACTATCTATCTCTTGAGTCTCTGTAAATGCTAGCCCAGCTGCTTTTGTAGCAATAGTACCAAGCATAGCCGGTTGTTGCATATCTTCACCATCAAGATAAAAACCTAATACCCACGTACCTTCAACAGGCCCTAACGGTGAGGATCCTTTACCAGATGTTGCAGCAGATGTAATTGGTTGAATAGGTACAGCCCACGGTAGGTCTTTGGTAGGTAATAATTCTTTACTATCTGTATGATACCCAAATACTCTAACCTTACACCGACCTAATTTTTCTGGGTCTTGTCTATTTTCAACAACCCCAATCCACCAATTAAACCCGTCTTTATTAAATATTTTTAGCATTGGTATTGTAATAACTTTCTCTATCTACATATAACGAATCTTTAACTATTTCCATAGTCATACTATGTTCATTTCTAGTTACTCTATGATGAATAGCAGTAATAAAATAATAACCAGAATACAACTTATCTTCAGCACTAGATTCACTATCAGCATCTGACTTACCGCCAAGAGCAGGGTAGCTAAAATATAATAGCCTACCAACTTCTGCATCGGTTCTACCGGGAATGGTAATAGACACTTTTGTGTTTGTTAACTCTAGTAAACTGGATAACCTATTGCCATAAATTTCGTCCATTTTCTCATTTACATTATCAGCAAAATCATCAAATAGCTTAGGGTTTTTAGGATAAAAACTTATATGTGTAGATGGATTTTTAAATGTATCTTCATTAAAGGTAGGAATAGCTTTTGGGCCTGCCCCTGAGGTGTGAAATTGATCTTTATATTTCTCAACATGATCATAATCTACCTGCTTATACTCCTTATTATAAACATCTAAAAATATCAATCTATTAGCTAAATAACCATTAGTATAATTTTTTATATAATCGGTAGTCTCCGACATAGTTACATCTTTGGCTAGAAAGAATTCTCGATTTAAATTTAATACAGCGTTTTTATCTCTTGTATTAGATACTGATATTGTATATAGTCCAAGATAGTTATCGTTTTGTACTGCAGTTTTAAAAAGACTTTCTACTGTCCCAAAATAAAAATTCTTAGTAGATTCAAAGAAAAGAAAATTCTTCGCTGTATCTTCTTTAGGTATAGACTTGGATGCAAGCCAGTTTAAACATTTAAACGCGGACCACCCTGGAGAAACAAACTTTACTTTATTAGCTGCTTCTGTAAGTATAAAAAGTGGAGTAGGTCTTTCATCATCTTTAATCTCTTTACCCCCCTCAACAATTTTATAATTACGAGATGTTGCAATAAAATCTTCAAATATTGTAGTTACTACATCATTAATGTCACCCTCAAACGGGAGAAATAGTGGTAATAAAACATCATTAAATAATTCTATAGATACAAAATGTAAAATATAATTCTGGGTATTTGTATCTCTTACAATTTCCCTATTAGTTAAGCGGTATATTCTAAAGGTCTTTTGTATAATATCTGTTTCTGGAAATGTAGGGGTTTTAAATCTAACGTTTAAAAATTCTTCACCGTGTATATTAAATGTCTCGATTAAATTTCGGCTATCTGTAATTACAATGCTACCATACAAGTAGTTAGAAAAGATATCTTCGTAGATATTAAGTTCGGTAAAAAATTCAGATAAAGGTACAATAGTATTATTTTCTGTTATAATATTGAGCAGCTCAATACTTACATCACCAGCTCGCAGCAAGCCATCTTTTGAACCAGTTGTTGAACTTTCTTGTGTGGGCATTTAACCT